AGTCTTGCCCATCAAGTTCCCTCCAGCACCGGCCCCGATGTAACTAAGAGCGCTCGCCAATGCAGACGGAGATTGTTGAGGAGGGGGAGCTTGGATGACCGCTCGATATTGACCAGATTCATTCTTCTGAGCTTTCAGAGCTGGAACCCATTGTCCGTTGACAAACGCTCGATATTCGCCAGCATCGTTCTTCTGGGCCTTCTCGACCGGAATCCAGTTCTCCTGCTGAGATTGTGCTGGAGTAGTTTGAGCAGACGGAATGACTTGGGGCAACGGTGCTCTTAGTTCTGGAGTGTCTGGAATCGCGTTAGCCTGAGAACCGAATGGATTCGGATAGACGGCCCTTAGGACTCGCTGATGGTTCTCCATTGCTTGTTGCCACCAAGCATCGCGTTCTTCAGGCGTCATAGGTCTTTCCACCCTCCAGGAACGCTAGTTCCTTGCTGCATCTTCTGATAAATCTCCCTCGATCTCGGAAGTAGGAATCGAGTCTCGAAATCATCTCCACCATATCCGGACTCGTATTGTTTCTTTAGGCCCTTGAGTTGCCCAGCCATCAGAGTTTGGTATCTTCCAATCATCCCTGAAAGTTGCGCAGGACTATTCGATCTTGAAAGTTCCACAGCCAACTCCTGGCGCTCTTGTTGACCACCAGCGCTCGCATTCCCAACCACTGACTTGACGATTTCTTTCGCTACGATTCCCTTGATAGCATCAAAGTTCGTAGGAGTTGAACTACCAGTTTCTTCAGCGATTCTCTGAGCAAGTTGGTTAAACCGTTTGACGTTATTATTCTTCAGAGCGTCGGCAGCATCGTTCAGTGTATCCAAGTGGTCGATAGCGACATTGAAAGCTCTGGTGGTACGACCTTCTACGCCCGTAGAAAATGCGTTCCTCGTCTTCAGGGAAATTGCGTAGTTCTGGGCGTTATAGTCTGGATTGATCTCCATAACCTTCCGCATGGTCTCCTGAGCCCCAGGTGAGCGCATGGAAAATCCTTGAAGCGGTGCTTGCTTGTACTCCGCTATTGCTTTGGCATTTGTCGCGATAGTCGCTGGGTCAAGTTCCTTGGAAGCTTTCATCTCCTGAAATCTAGCTTCCGCAGCCGCTAGAGCGGCGTGCCTGGTTGACCAGACCGTGGGCGGGATAACATCTCCAGACTTATCCAGTTGCGCCTGAAGTTGTTTGGCCTCATTAGATATGTAGGGATTGTCGCTCTGCATCAGTGTCGAAAAGAGACCAGGATTCGTATCAGAGGTCCGATAGGTCTTCAATTCCTCCGTCTGAGCCCGATCCTTGTCTATCCGCTCTGCATGCGTGATAAGCTCAGGTTTCCCTAGAGCCAGACCCATTCTCCTCAAGAATGCTGGATCTTGCATATCAGCACTGCCGGCACCTTGGAACATCTTCAGTTGATTCTGTTTGAGTTGTGTCTCGGCACTTGGACCTACTAGACCCTGTAATTCAGGAGGCAATTTAGAAGGATCAATCGACCCAGATTCCACACCTTTTACAATCTGTCCCAACAGACCCTGTTGCATGGCATTCTGTTGCTGCTGTCTCAGGAGGTCCTCCCGCTGCATCCCCTGTAGAACTTGTGGGTTCAAAGCCGAACCCAGGCCCCTCAGAGTGTCACCGAGGCCAGCCATTACAGACCCCCGATGAAGTCGAAATAGTCATTCCCTGTACCACCGGAGAACATCGGATTGGTCGGGATAGTCGGATCGAATTGTCCAGTCGGGTCGTAGAAGTCGTTATTTCCGCCACCTTGGAAATTACCTTGAGTCGGGTTGCCGTATTGATCCACCCCGACAGGTCCTTGACCCGGACTAAACAGATTTCCTATCCCGTTGTACAGACTACTGCCCAATCCTCCTAGCCCAGATAGCAGACTTCCAAACCCCGGACCTCTGTTTAGAAGGCTCCCAGAGGCCCCCAGACCTGCTCCTAGAAGTTTGTTGTAGGTCTGGTTGTTCTGGAGCATCCCTTTAAGGGCTTCGTTATAGAGCGCCCCTTGGGTCGCGGCGACTTGGGTTCCGGCTCTGGTAGCTAGGTCTCCCCTACCAAGTCCTCTCGTATAGTCGTAGTTGGCGAGTTGCTGATTTCCGAAAGACGATCCTCCTACCCCTCTTTGCTGAAGGCTGTTGGTAAGGGCCGTCCTACCCAGCCCTGTTTGCAGGTCGTAGGGATTGGTGATCGCGCCCATGAAGGCAGGAGCATTCAACGATCCGGCTGTATTGTTTATCAGACCGACCTGACCCGAAATGCCTTGTCTTTGCTGGTTCCCGAGATACCCAGCCAAGACAGCAGGAGAAAGACCGCCGATCAGGTTGAGAAGGTCTCCGAGACCCGATCCGCTAGTCTGGCCCGACTCGTCAAATCCAGGCGTCCCACCAGCGGAGGCTGTGGGTCCTCCTCCGCCCAAACCAGAGAGTGCTCCAAGTCCGAGTTTGGGGAGAATACTTGGAACTCCGCCAGCCCCACCGGCTGCACCACCGCCTTCCAAGGCCCCTGAGGCTATATCCCCACCACCACTGGGAAAGATAACAGAGCCGTCCGCACCATATTGCAGCGCCGCTGGAGCAACGTCCCCACCAAATCCTCCGAAGGCGCTTCCACCTTCAGGAGCCGTAGCAGCTAAACCTCCTGTATCTCCAATTCCTCCAGCAGCGGCTCCAGCTTCTCCACCAGCGTCACCGAGAGCACCTAAAGCCCCACCGCCAGCAAGCCCCAGAATCCCGAAGGTGATACCTTGGGCGACTTTATCGACCCCTGTAGGTCTGGTGGTGCTGTAATAGTTCTCAGCATCTACTGCGCGTTGTTGCGGAGTCCTCAGATCTAGCATCCCGCCGTTACCAAGATTTAGCACTGTCCCACCAGAGGCATTCCCTTTACCCAATCTAGCTCCAGTGAGGTCGATTGGATTTCCACTTTGATCGTAGAACTGTCCTCCACGATAGGTCGCATTGAGATTAGGAGAGTTTCCGCTTTCATCGTACATACGGAAATTCTGCCCCTCAGACAATGGATAATTAGGAAGTCCAAAACTAGCAAGAGGATTAGTAGGACCGTTGAGTTGTGCTGGAGCGTTTGGAAGTCCTGTAGTTCCATTGAACCCTGGGGTCCCGCCTGCATACATCGTCCCGCCACTCAAAGTTCCAGCAGGATCGAATTGTCCCGTGGACTCATTGAATCCAGGCGTTCCTCCCGCAAACATATTTCCCGAACCCATCAACGGGTTTCTCTGAAGGAGCGCCGGATTTGTGGGACTGGGAAGCCCCGTGCCTTCGTTGAAGCCCGGTGTTCCACCAGCGTAATATGTCCCGTTGTTCGGGTTCATGAGATTGAACCCTTTGAACAGTCCGGAGACCAGAGGGTTGTAGAGGGCCATCTAAACGCCCTTCCTTCCATTTATGGAATACAGGTACAAATTCCCCGAAGGGCTTCCATAGGGGACAACGCCCCTGTAGTAGAGAACTCCGTAATCTTTCAACGGATCGAACATCGACTTTTCGCTCTCGGTCGCCTTGACCAAGAAAACTCCGACATCCTTTTGAAAGCGCATCATGTGACACAAGGCGATGAGACTTCGCTTCCTGCTCGTTTCACCAGCCCACTTGAAGAAATAAATAACCGGCTCGAACGTCCACCCGTCTGTCTTGATTCCGACAAGACCTACTTGACCTCTACCGGATTTGAACTGGGAACTATCGTCCTCGATGATCCACAGAAGATTAAAAGCGCCGAATTGCACGACCATCGCTGGAAGAAAATCCTCCTGCGTCAATCCTTGAGGGATCGGGAAAGAGCCGTTCTTATACGCGGCCCACAAAAACCCTAGATCGGTCTCCAGGTACTTTCTTACGAACGGACGCGAGTCCTTGAAAATCTCCTTGCGTCTTTTCTCATGTTCCGAAGGTCTCTTCAGCACCGCGCTCACGTAAGCAGGTCTATAGAATCAACCTGGAAATTCGTGCTCGTATCCAAGGATGTGGAGAAAAAGAATCCCGGACCCTTACCAGTAGGACTGAAACTCTGATCGCTGATCTTCTGCAAGAAAGCCAGTCCCGAGCTCCAGTAGGTCGAGGCTCCGGACCAATATTTGGTATCGCCCCAATAGTTCCCTGTGAAAGCTGTAGGTGCTCCTTTCAGAGTCACCACGGAGGAGGAGACGTTGTATTCATCTCCCCAGTCGAAACTCAACGTCAAGTCACAGGCCGTCAAGACTCGCCGATATTGAACGATTCCATGCAGGATCTTGTGCATCAAATCAAGGCCACCTTGACCGTTCTTATCCGCACCCTCACCGTTGTAGATGTATCTCGTCCTTCTCAGAACAGCGATGGTCGAGGAACTCGCGTCCCCACTTCCTGTCCCGTTGATGTCGAATATCCTTCCTGCGGAGTCGCCGATAAAGACCGTGAAAACTTGAGTCCCTGGAATCTTCATGTACTTCGCCGCGTTGGTGTTGAAGTTGAAACTCTCGGCAGTTTTATAGACCGACCAGGGAGACATCTGATCTCCAGCGGCGACTACACGACCTCCTCCTCCAAGGAGAGCCTTGAACAGGACTAAGACTTTATCCACCACGAAAAAGAAGACCTTCTGATTCTTCTGATCGTAGGCAATGATTGCGCCGGTCAGGTCTTTAGTAGTGGTCGGTATCCATCTGGAAACGTCGTCCGTCGCTACATCTCCGGATTCCACGGTCGCGGAGAAGAGATCGATCTTCCCGCCCTGACGCATGTAAATAACGTCATTACCGATGTTCGCTATCGATTCCGATCCCGTCGCTGCCGACCCAGCATAGAATTCATCGAACTTGTACGTAGAGGCATCGGACCCGGAGAGCCTGTAAAGCCTTCCGCTCTCAGTCGAGATCACGAGTTGATCGTAGAATAAGACCATCCCGTTGATAGGCTTTAAGTCCGGGCTGAGTAGGAAAAACGCTTCCGTCCCCGTAGCGAACGAAGCCCCGCCGGTCTCTTGAGGTCCGCCTCTCACAGATGTATCGTAGGAGGTAGGGTCCTCGAACTTGGAGGCTACTATCAGGTGAGGCGTGTCCGTTGTGGTAGTTACATTGGCAAGCCACACCCGACCGTCTTTGACCACTCCATACTTGGCGAAAAGGGAAACGCCAAGCCCAGTAGTCTGCGTGCTAAAAGTCGTCCCATCCCATTGTTTTACGACTGTGGCCTTGGCTATATCAGTGATGATTAAATAGTCACCAAGGGACCAGTAGGTGTCCCTCAATCTTGAATTGCTGGATACGGTGCCCTTAGAAGTGAAGGTCGAAGCGCCATTCCAGAGATAGACCGTGTCTCCAGACTGGACTAAGGTAGTCTCGGAGTTATCTCGTTTTACCAACTGAAGGAAGCCGTTAACTGCCGATGCGTTAGTCGCTGTGCCTTTCAGGTCTATCGGAGCCCGAGGGATTAATTTCGTCTGATTCAGCCCAAGCTCGAAGTTCTGTCCGAAGCCGCATTCGTGTATCGAGGGCGTCTGTAATTCATTCAGGCCCCCCGGAAATATGAGCCTCATCTGTAAATCGGCGCGTAGTACCTCGGCGGATTCTTGCCGATGATGAGATCAGCCAATACGGCCTTGGCCTTTATATGTTCCGGGTCCTGAGCTATCAGAGCCGGGTCCATGCCTTCATAGACCATCTTGAAACGCCTTGCAGCAAGTCTGCAAAACGCTTGGGCCTCTTGCTCGTTGTGAAACGGCAGCGTATCCGTGGCATTCGTCACCGATACGTCGGCTTCGTAGTCGTAGGCGTAGGTCACAACGCCTTGAGGCACCGGATAGAAGGAAATTTGCTTGGTCGTCGTCGCCTCGAAGTAGAAATAGAACGGCGTGCTCTGCTGAGTCTTGTAGTTGTAGACCGAGACCTTTAGAGCATCCTCACCACCAGGGTAGAGAAACATCTCGAAATTCGATGTCGAGTCGTATAGCATTGCTTTACCGAAAAACCGAATGAAGTCCGTAGCCAAGGCATAGCTTCTAGTCCCCTGGACAGTGACGATGCTTCCGGTGGTCTTTTTCTCGTAAGGAAGAAGCGTGTCCGAGGTCAGTTCGTTCAATTCATCTTGAATAGAAATCTGGGCTAGATTTATCGTCGCCCCATGCTGTAGATCAGAGAATGTCGTAGGAGCGTCCGTGTCCCCTCTCAAAATTCCCTCGATCCTCATGATCCTGGTGACAGCGGAGAGAAAGTTCACTCCAACCCTCCTAGTAGAGGTCTAAGCCCCTCCATTACGTGCTTCTTTATCTCGTCCCTGGTCAGTCTATTCGCCGAAGCATGAGAAAGAATGCTGGGCTTGGTGAGGATGAACGTAAAAGCTGTATGCGGCATTTCTACGGATACAATGAATCGACCGTCTTTCTTTGGCTTTTCCTTTGGAGGATTCGGAGGAACTTGTACAGGAGGTAAAAGTGCAGGAGCAGGTTCAGAAACGTCGAATCCGTCATTTAGGGGACTTGCTGCGTATCTGGCCTTTTGGGCCTCGCGTTTGGCAGTTTTCAGTCTTGCCGCTTCAAACTGATCCATAAAAGTCCAAAGGAAAAGCCCCCGTTGCCGAGGGCTGAAGGTCAGTATTTCTTGGAAAGAGTCTGGATTTTTGCAATCCAATTCTCGTTTAGCCGTTTGCCGGCAAACCATGATTTCCAGGCCAAAGACCCTTGTTCGTTGAACGGATCGGCCACACCCGAACTTCCGGGTTTGTGATAGATCAGTTCAACCGTGGGGACTCGGTCGTACATCATGTAGATTTCCTTGGCGTGGTTTTCACCCAGACCAATCGAACCTACCGCTTCCCGACCGTAAATGAAGGTCGAGTACACGTCATGCAGCACCGCCGAGGAACCGTGGAAGCCAGCGGCGGCAGCGGACTCAGTGGAACCGTCCGAGATGATCGGAGCGATTTCAGTCGAGCACCACCGCACACCACCTACAGCCCCAAACTCGCCCGGTTCGGTTTCCGTATATCCGCCGTATTGTTCCACCGGGATAAAGCCAGTGAGGGCGCGGATTTCTTCTTCCACGTCCACATGGCAAATACCGTAGAACGACTGACGAATAGGCGAAGTCCCGATATTCTGAGACCCGAAACCTGCGGGAGTGAACTTCATTGCTGAATTGCGATTCAACTGATTGACACAGAAACGAATGTCATTCAGGTTGATCGCCTCTGCAATCGAGGAATAGGTAGCGGCCACTGTTCCGGCCGATCCATTCCCAATCCTGACGATTACAGATTCGCCGTCGTAGACGTTCCTCATCAGGGTGTTCAACGACTCCCCGGCATTCGCCCCCATGGTGTCCATCAGGGCCGCCGAGTTGCTATTGACGTTGAAGAGGTCGATCTCTTCGGTGAGGCTTAGTGCATTGCCGAACTTTTGAATCGCAACCGTTACGTCGGTGATCGTCGGGCGAACCGAACTACGACCGAATCCAAAAGCAGGAGTCGTTCCTTCGGTGTTCTCCGTCAGAGCCGTTGTAACCGCCGTAAGGTTCTCAATACGACGCCATTTGACTGACGCCGCACCTTGAGCCTTTTCCAGACTACCCGGGAGGGTTCCGTTGAAATACGGAAGCCTCTTTCGCGCTGCGGAGAGCAGAGTCTCCATCAGCACGAAATTTACCGGTGCCGGTACGGTTGATGCAAAGTTAGACTGAAGTAGAGCCACTTGTTACTCCTCTAAGTGGCTACCCCCTTTCTCGTTTAGGTTGTGAGTGTTAGCTTCCGCGAATCAGTTGCTGGACCTTGGCCTGTCTCTCTTTAGGAGTCATGCCGGCCCATTGATCCTGGTCGGACTGCTTTTGGGTGGTAGCCATTTGATTTCTTGAAGCCTGAACGGCGCGTTGGTTTTCCACCAGTTGAGGGTCCTGCTTGACCGTGTACTTTTGCTGAAACTCACTTGCTACAGCTCCTAGAGCGGCTTTGAACGCTTCGGGATTCTGATTCCGGTTTTGCCAGATTTTCAGAAACCTTGGGTCCTGCCGCGCTTTAGCCTGTAGGGCGACTTCAGCAATATCAGGGTCGATGCCGGACTTCTCTGAGATGGTGCCAACGGCCTGCTTTATATCTGCCTCTGTGCGCTCATAGGAGAGCTTCTGCTGCATTTGATTCAGTTCTCCCTTGGTCTGCGCGAGGGCTTGGTTAAGAACAGACAACCCGGAAGCCAACTGCGCCTGATAGGCCGCAAAGTTCGGATCGAACGGATCGGGAACCTTGAACTGCGGATGAGGCGTTTGAGGGACTTGAGGGCTTGGTGTCTGTGGTGCTTGCGGTTTGAAGTCAGCCGCATCGGCCTCGATCTTGAAGTCGGAATAGACCTTCTCAAGAGGCGTCGGAGCAGGAACCGGGGTCGATGTTTGAGCCGGTGTGCTGGTGTCAGCAGGCGTAGTGCTCTGCTGCGGGGTGTCTGCCATGATATTTCTCCTATTTGATTAGAGTTACATCCAAACCCAAAACCGTCATGCAAAGGTCAAAGCCTTCCTGCATGGCGGATTTGTGCTTCCATTCCTCTACGTTATCGACTTTGGAATCCCACGCTGGAACTATGGGCCTTTCGTCTTTCATCTTGTTCAGGAACCTGCGGAATTCAACATCGCCCATGACTTCCTGTAGATTCAATGCAGGCTCCTGTAGATCGTGTAAATCTTCATGACTTCATCTTCCTCGAACGCTTTGTTCAGGTCGTCAATCTCGGCTAGGAGGAATAGAAGCCGCTGCTGGAGGTCCATCAGTTTTTCTACAAGCCGCTCCATCCTGTACAGATCTGGAGCGATATCGACCTGTCTTCTGACGGCCTCGATCTTCTTCTGGACTTGCTCGACTTCCTTCCTGAGTTGGGCCTCGGTCTTTAGTCTTCGGCCTTCCTCCCACCACTTGGGAGGCCTGTATCTACGACCAGAAGCCCCGCCGCCGCTTGTGACTTCCGGGGCGACCGGAGGAGGTGGTTGGGGAATCGCATCCAACATCGAGAACCCCAGAGCCAATGTCCTAAGGTCGCTCGGGAATAAATAGCCGTTCGGATTCTGCCAATCAAGGAGACTGAACGGCATCACCACCACGGGAGCGAGAGTCCCCTGGGAGAGGTTCTGAATCCAGGTATTCAGGTCAATGCTTCTACTCGGTCCTTTGGGAACCGGCCAATCGAGGTTCGCCGGTCCCTGTCCTGAAGCCCCGAAGAACTTGTCCTGCCCTATCAGCGTCAGTTCTACCGCGTTCAGCCAAGTCCTGAGATCACTCGGGAACCTAGCTCCAAGTGGTACAGGCCAATCACCCTGTCTGAAGGGACTGGTCTGGCTCGGACTTTGAGTCCAGGTAAGAAGGTCTACAACCCGTCTAGGAACTCCTGGATTGGGCCAATCCCTCTGATTGAGAGGGGCTTGGACTGTAAGCGATCCGAGATTGAAAGACCTGACCCAACTCAGTAAATCTACCGACCTTTGAGACCCTCTAGGATTTGGGTAATCGTAGGTCGCCCATTGACCAAATGTACCAAACTGCTTGTCCTTCCCGATCAGTTGGGTTTCTGTCGGGTTGATAAAGGTCCAGAGGTCGATTGATCTCTGCGGGCCTCGGGGGTTGGGATAGTCGTAGGTCCGCCATTGCCCCGGACCAGCGAACTGCTTATCCAGCCCCTTTAGTAGGGTCGCGTTTCTAGGACCACCCTCTATCCTCAGATATGCAGCTAGATAAAGAGCATCCCTACGTAGAGTCGGATTGGGGTAGTCATACGCCTTCCACTGACCATTCCCGGCGAACTGTTTCCCGCCTGAGGGCCCTCCTACCCTTCCCTGTATAAAACCTGGAGGATTCTGATTAGCTTGTCCTAGAGGCCGGTTGTATATTAACGGCGCACGGATCGTCATCCGCTGCTACCGCCTATAGGTATAAACCCGGCCTCCGGAGTTTGCTTTATCAAGAACGAAATCCCCACAGAGGTCGTAGAAAAAGTCGCCGTAGCTGTCTGGGTGTCGGTACTCGCATTAGAACTAAGCCCCAAGTCCGCCAACATCAGTGAAGGGAAACTCACCGATTGGGAACTGGACTCCGCTCTTAATGTCATGGGAGCGGGTTGATCCATTCCCATTACGTCCAAAATCTTCAGGTTCGCGGCCCAGACACAAACCAAGGTGTTGTAGTTATTCCACGTCGCAGGGGTCAATGACGGAGCTACGGAACTCACCCCGATGGCGTTCTGCTGTGCTCCCGAAGGGCCGTCCAACGGATAACTTAAATTCCCGCCTTGGTATTCAGCGAATATCCAAAATCCTGTCCCTGAGAGATTAGTCCAGTTGAATGTATATGGCCCAGACTCCCCGGAGGAGATTTTGCAGAAAACCGCTACTCTACTGTTAGAAGCCGAGACGACAGCCTGCTGAATCTCCGACCACCCTGCCGGCGGGACTATATTTCCAGGCTCGCTCAAAGTACCTACGATTATCATTGCCGCTATCAACAAGGTCCCGTCTATCGGCGTTAGGACGGTTGTTACGTCAACACTTGTCAGAGACCCTACGATAAAGTTTCCTGTGTTTGTCGCTGCATCTCTAATCTGGGGGCAAGCCATGACCAAGCCTCACTGATATTTTCGTAAGTGTCTGGCTTCCAGACAATACGTTGATTAGGACCGGACCATGGGAACTGCTCCCCTTCTTTTATTCCTTGGGATTCTTCCCAGAACTTCGGACGATTGCCTATGTAGGGATCGTCCTCCGAAATCTTGTTGAACATCAGCCAGGGTCTGTCTCCGAAGAGAGCGAGATTCCACGGCCCGCTCGGGACGAATAGATTGCATTTGGCTTGTTCATAAAGCGCCATTCTGATATCCAGATTCAAAGATGCGAGCGGGAACGTCATACATCCTAATATAGGGTCTCCGGCTTTCGCGGTGTCTCTGATGAATATGACTCTCTCGCCAGTAGAGTCGGCGAATTTCTTCCACGCCTCAATATTGCTGTTCCTATGCCCCCACGAGTCTAGTTCTCTGAGCGTCACCGTCACCGGAGAAGGGCCATCCTTGAGGAACATTCTCACCGTTTCTCTTGCTTCGTCCGATGCCTGGAGATGAGGCACCTGTTCCTGTTTCGCTGCCCGGGTGACATTTCTGAGCACGTACCAAGGACTCGCCCTGCCTCCTACAGCTCTTTGATCCTCGATACCACCTACCAACTTGATGAGGGGCTTCATGACGTTCACGAACATTTGCTGCTCTTGCGGGCTGCCTATTCCTGACTTCCCATCCTGACCCTTCGTAAAAGCCACTTTTAATGGGCTCGGCGCACCTTCTCTCCTGCGGGTCATTTCCGCATCTATCAGCCAGATCAGAAAATCAAAACTCTTAGGAGAAGATGCAAGGTTGTAGCAGACATAATCCGCGGTCAAACCTTTGTCCGGAGGCCCCGATGAAATCCTCGCCCGTTCGTAGAGCTTCAACTTCAATGTATCCAGGACGAAAGGAACCGCGTATTCCATATCGGCCACACCTGCAAAATCGCAGGCCATCAAGTTAGGTAACTGACAGACCGTGATCGTGGCGTGACAGATTTGCCCTCCTCTTGCTCTCTTTAGCCAAATCTCGAAAAGCTTTACTACTTCCTCATTACCGTAGGCTTGAGTATTCTTGACCTCAGAGAGCACTAGAGCGGCTCGTAGACGATGTGAGCTCCCATCAGTCCTACAGAACCGCCGGTAAAGGCAGAGAGCGTACTTCCAGAGGCAGAAGCCGTAGTCCCGATAATGCCCCACTCCTCTCCGGGAGCCGCAACCCAGCGCACGATCCCACCGAAGGCGTTGAACGACAGGTTGAGTCTCGCCTGAGTAGCAACCGAAGACCTTGCAGGCCCTGTGGAAGCTGCGACGAACGTCAGAACAGCCGTGGACATAGCTTGTGTAAAGCTATTCAACGGACCATCTGCATTCGGTGTTGCAAGAGCGGTAGGGGTCGTAGCGAAAGCCACTGACCTTGCGAACTGCATGATATTGATAGACGAGGCCGAAGCTTGCCCTCCCTCGTAAATCTCGATCACGTTCAGGGCAGTCGAGGCACCGGGGTTTTCAATACCCATATACGTGCTGTTGGCCAGAAAGTTAGTACCACCATCCGCCGTGGCCGTAGGCGTAAAGGTCGCTGCTTGGAAGAGTCTTTTTGCCATGATTGGTCCTTACGGTAATAGAATGTTGGGCGGTTGTAGTAACTCCTGCGGACTGCCCATCTTCTCCGCAAGCTCTAAGGTGATATCTACCACCTTGGAATAGGGTAAATGCACGTACAAAGGGTCGTGTCTCTTTAGATCACACCAATCGCAAATATAGTGATCGCATTGAGAGCAGTAGGCCCTTTCTCTGGTCCTCAGCGGATTTTTGATCCACGAGTTTTTACAATGAGAACAGGTGAGACTCGCGGCCTCGAATATCTTGCCCTCACCGCAGAATTTTGGATCGTAGCCAGCTTGTCTGGCAATTTCCTCAGGAAGTCCTGGAGAGGCACGGTGATCTACAAGAAGATAGCCTTCGTGTCTTTTGAGTGAACTCATAGAACGATCTGCGCCATCAAAACATCCGCTGCACCGTCCGTCACCGACCACGCTTTGAATCCGAGATTCGCCCCATCTGTCGGGTTCCCAGCATCAAACCCAACCCCAGGATTACCGGTTGTATAGCCCGAGGTGTCAGTAACCTGCGCGATCTGCGTCCCGTTCTGAAAAACGGTTATGACTCTCGCACTTGAAGGTCCAGTGATGATAGCTTTGACGGTATCCCCATCCACGAATGGAGCCACCATCGCCACACCACCAGCCGTCAGATCAGTGATGCTGCCTTGAGGGCCGAGCCACTTGGCGATGATAAGAGTCCCGGTCGGCCCTAGACTGTCGATAAAGTCGCACTCGTAGCTTTTGATCTCATTCCCTGGAACGTTGATTTGCATATTAATATGCAACTCGACTTCCGCTGCGCCGTGAGTGCCGGTCACGAACACTGTCCCAGTGACGGTTTGATCTTGGCCCCAAGTACCGTTTAATGCAGCTACAGAGTCGTTGCTACCGGAACTATCCGGCCCATTGATTCTATTCGGTGGGCCTGAGGCCGTTTTGACGTTCGTGGTCCAAGCCGCAGGCAGGGTGGTATTCCAGTTCCCGCCATCCGAGATCGGATTCTCTGGAGCAGCGCCAGACCATGTGTAAAAGGCCATTTTTATCCAGTCAGCGGGCTATGCCGATCCAGACGATGAAGTGCCGCCCATCGTGCGCCGCGGGCTCGCCGATTACCCGCCTGATGTTCGCCAGCAGCTGGCCCGCCAGCTCGGACTCGACCCCCAGCGGGAACTTGACGCTACTCACGTATTAATTCGCCTCGCTCACCACGTATCCGTCGCCGGTCTTCTGGACCTTTGTCTTTCTCGGACGCGAAGCGATCTCGCGCATCTTAGCTTCGTGTTCGGCCTGTTTTCTAGCGGACTCCTGTCTATCCAAAGCTGCTTGATCCGCAATCTGCCGTGCTTGTAGAGCATAGTCCGCAGCGAGGGCTTGTCTTTCGAGCAGGAATCGTTTTTCCATGTCCTGACGCTCGATTTCGAGTTTTGCTATGGTCTCGTTCGCTTTCCTGACGACTTCTGCTGCGTCCTTCTTCATCTCGGAGACCGCCAGAGCTTTCTCGGTCTGTTGCTCGGCGATCTTGATTTGGATATTCGCCTGGGCCTCTTGTTGTTGGAGTTGCAACTTCTGCATCGCAACGGCTTCGCCGGACTTGGCCTTTTGAAGCTCTTGACTCATCTCCTGCAACTGCTGCTGCATTTGCTGAATTTGTTGTTGTACTTGAGGCGGAATTTGAGGTCCTTGGGTATTCACGTAAGACTCGGCACCCTTGACCCCAGCGTCTTCGTACATATCAATCAGGATTTGCGGTCTGTTCAACAGTTCCATGAATCCCGGAGTCTGGGCTGCAAAAGCGGTAACGGAGGTCATTTGCTGCGCTCTACGCTGTTCACCCAAGACGCCCTTGGAACCCACAATCTCGAAGTGGACCGTATCCGGAAGGTCCTTTTTCTGGATGACGATGAAATCTGGAAGTTCCTTCTCGGCGCAGTAGAAGGAATAGCTGGTCAACTTCTTCAGATTGAATTCGTGCTGCATGTAGAGAAACCTGCGAAGCCCCGAGGGTTCGAGCTTCCCTACAAAATCCACTGTCCTGACTTCACCAGACTGCTGGGTATTGGTGACTTCGGTAGCCGTTTTACGGTCTGCATCCGAAGCTCCCGACCGAATCGCATTTACAGCCGTTCCTTCCTCGATCTTCTGAAGCCCGAACTGAACACCTTGCAGGGCTATGGCCGGATCCCCAACCACCATGAAATTGACCTTGTTCGACCCTTTAGATGGGTCCATCGCCCCCGGCTGGATTCTGGGACCACCCATTCTCACCAGATAAGCGTCATTTCCATCGTAAGTTCCAGGAGGGCTGATATGCAGGGAAACACCATCTATGAATTTGTTAGCCAGGATGGTGGTCATCTTCTGCATCGGGGAATTCTTGACTATCGGGGAGGTAAAGTACGGGTCCCGAACATCCTGTCTTTCATACCCCATATAGATCACTGGAGCGAACGGCATCTCATTAGGGGCGTAGTAGATGATCGTGTCGTTCGCGGTCATGCACTTGGAATTAGGAAGGTAGATATCCCCGTCGTCCCGCTCTATGACCAAATCCCCGTAGTAGGTGAGGATCTCAACATCGTCCGTATCCACGCCCTTATCCGTGTTCTGTCGCTTCGGAATCTTGGTGTTGGAGATGTTCATATATCCTTCGCCCTCAAGATCCAAGACCTTGTAGCGAGGCATATACGAAATAATCATCATCGAGCCCGTATAGAAGATATTCCCCTCCGGTATTACAGAGGGACTCATATCCGGGTAACAGTTCCACATGCTGTGAGGCTTCCACACCGGAGCCTCTAAAGACTCGACTCCTTTACCATCGTAAATCTTGTTCTGGACTTCCCAGATCGTCTCAGCAACGAACGACCCGTGGTGAAGAGCTTCCTTTATCGAAAGTTCGACCCTAGCTCTGAGGCCGAAGTCCAGATGTTGTTGCGCCATGAACGATCTATAAACTCCATCGGCCTTGTCCTGTTTCTTCTGGTCTACAGGCACAGGCTTACCGGTCTGTGGATCGAGGACTTGAGGCGGCTTTACGTGCGTCTCGAACCAGGTCCTGTTAGCAGGAAAGACGAGCCTTAGAACATCCGCTGTGATAATTTCCGAAGCCTTGGATAACTCTCCAAGCTCGAAGGCCGATGTCCAGTCTCTAGGGGCTTCTTTGCCGTCTGGCATGTACTTCACCATCGGCTTCATGGCTATCTGTCTATCGACTTCCTTCCAGATTTTTTCGTGATCGTTCCGGAAGTCAGAGTCTTTACGTCTCTGGAGCTCCTTTTTCAGGAATTCCTCTACCTCCTGCCAATCTTTAGCTCTGATCTTCCGTTTCTTGACCTTTTCGTTGGAGGTCTCGGCGGTCGTCACCAGTTAGATGCTCCTACTGGCACAGGTCTTTGCTTGACGTTCAGATAAGGCGTGATCCAGTGCCTTCTCATCATGTAGGCGTACCGCGAGGCCGAAATCACGTCATCGGCGTATTTCACGATCTTCGTATCTAGCCCTCGGTGGTACATCTGCTTTTCCTCCATCCATGTTCTGCAAGTCTTAAAGACCTTCCAGCGACCCGTATGCATCCTTTCCAGCATTTCCAGTAGCGGAGCCTCGACCGAATTCCCACCTTTGCCTTCATCGTCTCCAGGTGCCGGAGGGTTACTTGCTTTTTCGTGCCAGACGTTGACATGAGAGAGCCTGTATTGATCGATCAATGCTTCTCCGGTTCCCTTTTCGGTATTCAATCCATCGTGCGGCCAGAAGACCGGTATCCACTCGCCCCACTTATTCACAACCGATGCATGTACAGCTGGTAGAGCTTTCGATTCCCGATAGTCGGCGATGAGATAGATAACATCTGCATCCCGATCCCAAGCGAGTCTTGCAGCTCCGAACGGATGATCCCAGCCGAAGTCGATACCGGTGCCCTGAACCCAATGCCTGGGTATCTCGATTGGATCGATCAGAACCTTCTCATCTGGAATGTTGAAGATGACTCCAGCGCCGGCTAGAGGCGTACCCTTGGACCTCAACTCGCGTTCATGCTCCGGGATGGAGGCAAGTTTTTCCGCTCTCACATCTGGGGTCATATGTGGTGCATCGTCCCAAGAGGCGGTTATCAAAGCCTGTCCAGGTTGGATATTGTTGAATAACTGAGATACCACCGCCGTCATCCCCTCCTCGGGCGTGAAAGTCGCCATTACCAGAGACTTGCTCTTGGCAAATGTCGCCCTGATGATCTGGCTCAAGACTTGGGAGTCGGGTTCTTCGTCCAGGTGTGCTACATCCGTAGCGCGCGCCATGAACTTCTTGAAGCCCATTTCATAGGCGAGGAATTTCAACTTCGACCATCCTCTGGTTCTTGTTTTTATCAGGACCGTATCTATGGCATTCGGGACACCGGCTTTGCGGGTTATCTTCCCGATGTGCTCTATCGGAATGGTCCCGGTTCCTATTTGTTTATCGTCCTCCGGGTCCCCGATGTACAAAGCCTGTAGATGATCTCTGGTGAGATCGTTGGTGACACTTGCGCAGACCATCTGTATCGGATAGTGGAACCTGTGTCCTTTCCACCAATCCGGATAAATACCGGTGAGATGCATCGCGCCTTCGTAAGCAGCGCAGATGGTCTTCCCGATCTTATTCGCAGCTACAATCGCTCTGAAGTGAGCAAGTTTTCCTGGAGTCTTGAAACCCTCCGCATGGTGGAACCTGAGTTGATACGGATATGGCTTGTAGGCGTCGAGCTTGTGAGTTGCTTTTTTCCTGTCTATCGCGGCGAGGAGTTTTACGAACTGTTCAGCCGGTTCCATTCAGCGACGCCAGTTCCTTCAACCATTCCTCTGCAAATGGACAGTCCGAATATTCTTTGAACCAAGGACCCCCACGGGTGAAATGCACAAGCCTCGCATCCGCAGAAGGACACTGATTTTCCTCCCCGACAAGATGGTTCCACGTCTTCGGAATTGCACCTATCTTGTCGTCCTTCGTCCAGTGAAACTGGTGTAGGGCTAGACCTGGAGCGTTGTTCACATACTCAGGGGTTAGCGTCCTACAAAGCGCGTTGTTGAAGATCATCATCGAGGACCAGTTCTTCTTTGGGTATCGTGTCTGAATCTGATCCAGGAACTTCCGCTCATCCTTGGGTCTATAGTCGTGCTCTACGACCTGGACAGCATCCGACCACCTGGAGGCGAGGGTCATGTACTTCGCAATTTCTACAATGTCGCCGAGACAGAGCATGTCGCAATCCAGAAACACCGCCCAGCCTTCATAATTACAAAGGTACGGAACGATGAATCTTGAAATGCTGAAATCCGTGGACTCGAACTCACCACGAGGCCTGTCGTAAATGCCCTTTAGATTCGCCCTGTCCAGGAACGTGAAACTCACCGGTATAGATGATCTTCTTCTTATGGAATGTGCCAAGACATGGGCGGCAATGGATTCCTTGTCGTCCCAGCCTATGAAAACGCGGATCATCTGATTCTGGTGTCGAATAGACCCTTGTTCAATTCCCCGGAGTGCATATAGCAGTCATGGGTGAAGAACCACTGGTGCATGTGATTGGCCTTGCGTTTCATCCACCGAGAGAGATAGTCCTTCGACAAATCCTCCATCGGCTTTTTGTACCAGACGTAGTCTTCTTCGCTCAATTCGAAACAGGTAAATTCATCCGAGTCGGTGACGATGTAGCAGTCCTTGGGTTCGTATCCCAAAAGACCGCCGCCATCTATAGACTTGACCTTACCGATATTCCCCTTCATCAAAATAGGATGCATGTGGATGCACCTTGCTACCAGAGTGTCTTCATTTCTCCAGTAGATTTGATATGGGGTTCCTGAGAAAGGCTTCGCTCCCCAGAATAAAGATTCCGACCCCGGATGAATATTGGCAAGAGCAAGCTTGCACAAGTCCCTATTGCTGATCGGCAGATGGAGACCATGCAGGAATTTGTCCTTGTTCAGCCTCACCGCCGGGACTACGACCAAGTCCTTGACGCAGTCTTGTAAAAACTTTCCGGCCCCTTCGCCGAATACCATATCGGCGCAGAGAATGACCGTCTTATCTCCGTAGGACAGGATGTGCTTATAGCAATCAGTCACGAGCTCGATCTTGTCATCAGGCGGTCTTATCCTGATGGTCTTGTATCCCGGGAATTCTTCGGGCTCATCGGTGAAGACGGTGATGCAATCAAGTCCAAGCGAGGGAAGGCAGATGTTCTTAGCCAACCACCGGTACTCAGGCCCCCAGGCGACTAATACCCCTCGCAACATAGCGCAAAGAGGTAGTGGCACATCGGGAAGAATCCGGTATGTACGACTTCGTCATTCATCCCGAACATGAAAACGTGCCTCCAGTATTTTTCGCAAAGAACTTTCAATTCTTCGCCGGATTTGCAATTAACGTGACCCTCCTTGGAAAGCCTGGAGGCGTAGACCTGAGACTCGACCGAAGGTGTTCCGATAACACAGACCGGAGCGCAAAGAGAGAGATTGTTCAGGAACGTGTTCTCTTCCTTGATATGCTCGAATACATCTATGCAGTAGACCGCGTCGTATCCGGTTTTTGGACAGGACAATGCATCGTAGCCTGTCTTTATGTCCGTGACTTCCAATTCTCCAACTACTTGCTCCACTATCTTGGAGTAGATTCCCTCGCCGGCTCCAATCTCAAGAACTTTCTTTTTCCCCGCGAGCATCTTGGAGACGAACTTATAACGAGAGGCGGTGAAGACGAAATGCTTGGGGTCGTCTTTCAGTACGTAGGCGAAGTCTCCGTCCATATTATTTTCTGATTCTCGTTCGCCCAAGGTAGTTGCTCGTTGTACCAGCCGTGTTCTTTGTGGTAGGTCTCCCACCGGCCTACTGGTTTTATATACGCCGTGTAGGGATAGTCCGAGAAGAGACACAAAGACAAAGGGCCGTTCTGTCCGAAGTAGTTCATCTCAGCCCCGGCGTAGATCGAAAACCGCTCTGCAAGGTCTATCGGCTCGTCGTAGTAGTCTTCGATCACCCGAGCGCCGATTTTCTTGGCGAAGACTCTCCATTCGTCCCCCGTGTTTCTTTCAGGGTGACGATGGTAATGCCTGATCGTAACCGTGAATCTGTCAGAGCCCTTGGTCTTGGAGATGAGTTTCCTGATGAAACCTTTTTCTCTGTAGGCTTTCAGGACCGAGGACATATGATGTCCAGGTGTTATCCCTCTTGACTCTGTGAAATCGAAACTCACCCCCACGATCTTGCAAGCGGGAATCAGGATGGAGTGGATTCGTTCTTCCAGTTCCTGACCATGGAACTTCTTAGACCCGTTCTGTAGGTCGAAGATAATATGATCCGCCCCGTAAGTCGTGGCGGCGACTAGAAACTCGATGAAGTTAAAACTAGCCGGCGACTGCCTGAGGTTGTAGCTTGCGTCCACCTTTTAGGTGTTCCATATAGGAACCCAAGACTGTAAGCGGCCAGACGTGATCTATGCCCTGAAGATTAGAGTGGTTCAGGTCGTTGCCTTTTATCCCCGACCTCGCATGGTCGAATACGACCGCGTCCTCCCAAGTCTTCAGGTTCATAAACCGTCCTGAAGTGTAAGTAGGGAGATAGTTTCTCCTGAACTTAGTGAAGTCAGGATGCTCGGTGTTGAAGCCGAGGAATCCGGTCTCGGAACAGAAATTCGACCTTCCTAGATAGCAAAATGGGTCGTCCTTTATGAGCCCCGAAAGGAAACTCTCTGGGATCGGTTTGTTGGTTATCGTGTCCGCGTCCAGCCAGAAGACTTCCTTATCTTCGTCGAAAACGCTGTCCATGCAAAAGACCTTCCGGCAAAACCTGTATGCGTCGAATCTATAGTCGTATCTTCCGTCGATCCTCCCATCAGCTCCGTCAACGTCTTTGAGCTTTTCAAGGAACGCTCGGATTCCTTCTATGTCGTAGAGAAACCTATACTCGATCTGCGTAGAGATAAAATCCGGCTTTTGCTCGTAGCAGACGATGAACTTACACGGCCAATTGTGAAGGGTCTCAAGACATCTCTTACCGTAGAGCTTATAGCCTTCTGGGGAGAAACTCGTTACGGCAAGCATCCTATATTTGTCCCTTTGAAATGCTTGCCTAAGAAATGCAGGAGTATGTGCTCCGACTTCCAATCATTGCCCGTGGTCTTCGTCCCACCATCGTTGAACGGCGTAGGGACTGTGGACTTGTAATCGAGTTTCGGGTTGAAGACGATATCGAATCCCGCAAGGGTAAGAATCCGTGGATTTAATATCTCCAAGACGCATACCGCTGCCGCCATGCCTGTACTCAAGTTTGGATGACTCGCACCCATATCTCTAAAGAGCTTGTTCCAGACGAAGGCTTGGTGAGTTAAAACTCTGATCCTCGACCCGTTAGTCTTTTTTCTGAGGGAATCTATAAGACCTGTATCGTAGGTCTCATACTTGGGGTAGCACCAGTATTCCTCTGCCGGGACCTTGTGAAGGTGGTAACAGACCTCCGTGGTCGAGAACATGATGTCGGTTCTCGTGCCGTAGTCCTCTTTATTCTTGAGGAGCTCGGAACAGTTTTTAAGACGCAGGACTTTTTCGTGAGCGTCTATTTTCTTACCTAAACTTTTACCTTCGAGACTCGGGCCATGCCCTACTATGACGACTTCCACTCTCTCAAACTCTGAAAGACGTTCACGTTCGGATACCACAACATGGGGCCGTTCTTGTCTCCATATCTATACTGAAACTGATCTATGACTCGTCCCGATGTAACAGGCGGTATAACGACATCAACCCGTGCCCCGATACTGCCTGCGATGTGGGCGATGGTCTGGGGTACTGTAACCACCTTCTCCAGATTTGCGCAGATCCC